AATAGCTTGTGAAAACTGCCCCATACCAGCTGCTGACGCATCAAACTCAGCAATTGTGTTTAAGTCATCTCGCATATATTTACGAGCGTTCTCATATTGCATGTAAGCCTGTCTCCTTTTTTGCTCCATAAGTGTGCCAGCCTTCACTATCATATCTGCAGTACCAGCAGTGGTTGCTTGCTGGCTCTGTTGCTGTTGCGCACTAATTTGAGGGTTAAGGCCCTGTGTAAATGTAAATCCTCCGTTAGCCATTATGCTTGGAATTGAGGTTGAGTTAAAAGATCCTTAAGGTATTTAAGAAGTCCTTCTGCATCTCCTTTGTTAATTAATTCTTCCATTCCGTCAGATTGCTCAGGGTTAAACACCAACTCTCCTCCAGTAACCTCCCCTTCTTTTATTCCTGTAGACTCATCTATAATAGCTTTTGGGTTGGTATCATGAGAAAATTCTCCGTTGGTTTTCATACCTTCTCTACCAAAATCTAACTTACCACCATCTTCAACTGTATTATCATCTCCTTTTTCTATTTTTGGATCAAAAAATTGAGAATAAGCAGCAAGTGCTGTTTGGATACCCTCCTGAACAGCTTTAGGTCCTGCCCCCGCTTGAGCTAACATAGCTTGCAGTTGCATCTGTCTACCTGCTTCAGCGCCTTGTGCGCCTCTCATCATTTCCATCTCACTCAACCTAGCCTGCCTGTCTAATCCTGACTGCTCTAGATCTGCTATAGCTTTATCTGCATTTACTTTAGCTTGTAATGCTTGTAGCTCAGCACCTTGAAGATCTTGTTCTATTTTTCTAGCCTGTTCTGGAACCATGCTAGCCATTCTGGCATCTCCACTTTGTATAGCCGAAACTATATCTCCTCTACGCTCTTGCCCTCTAGTTCTTGTTGAATCTATAAAAGACTCTGCCATTTCTTTGGTGTCAGAAGCTAAATCTCTTTGTCTTTGAGCAACATCATACTTTCCAGAGCGAAGTTGTCTAAGCATAGACTCGTACATTTTTTGCCCAGCCTCACTTTGAGTTCTACCTTCAGACTCTAAAACATCTTGGCCAGCCAAATTAGCTCTTTTAGAGGCGATGCCCTGACCCAAACCAGCAAGAGCAGAAGCAATTTTTGCTTTGCCTTCATCTGTTTTTGCGAATTTTCCTAAATTCTTGACTAAATCTTCTAAAAATGACATCTTACAAAAGTAATAAAATATTAGTTATTATGATCTAAATTGGTTGGTGAATATTCGACATTTAAAGCATACACCTCAAAATCGTCACTTCCTAAAGATACAACAGCATCTGCATACTGTCCTTTAGGTGAGTCTCCATTGCTGTTAATATAACCTATAAATACTGCATCTCCTTCACTTAAAGACGTGTTAGCACCAGTTATTATTATTCCACCTTTATAATAAACAGTACCTGATGAAGGTGTAGTAGCAGCTGCAGCAGCACCGCTAGGATTGTTTTTAAATGAACCGAACTGACTGGTTTTCAATAATTTAAATTCACTTGCTGTATTCGGTATTGATTCAACAGACTCTAATTTAATATATTTATATCCAGCAGGACCGCCATCGTTTGAATAAAGCTCTTCAGCTTCTTCTAAAGGTAAATCTTCAGTGTCGTCAAAAAGACCTTGAATAGATTTTACTACCCCCATAAAACTTATATTAGACGCAGTAATTTTTTTATCCTCTCCTATATGGCCGTAGATAATACCACCTTTTTGTTTAACAACACCTATTTCTGTTTCTTTAGGTATGTAGTTAGTTCCACCTTTGTTTACTTGAAAAGTGTTTAAACCTGAAATATTTTCAGGATCGCTACTCTCTATTGAAAAAGACTTAAACTGTTTGTTTGCTGATGGGTTGTCATTAAATGATACGCCTATAACCGAGTCAGCCTGCAATCCATAAAAATTATTATTATCGCTAGAGCTTTCATCATGTCTCCAAAAAAGTTTACTACTATTTGTGTTTACTAAAGCTGGAGAAGAAACCATAAAACTTCTTATCCAACCTATGCAAGAAGATACAAAGGTGTATCTGCTAGTCCATACATTTTTGCTATTACTGAAAGCTATTGTTTTATCCATAGTATTTATATATTAACCTGAACTTTTTCAGTACTATTTTGAAAATCCAAAACAGTACCAAATCGGCTTAAAAAGATTAGTAGGTCTGCCGTTGCAACCACTCCATCATAATTAATGTCAGTTTTTATTAACTCTACATCACTACCCATTTTTGAAGGAGATTTAAGTGTAAATAGTAAATCTAGAAGTTCACTTCTACTAATACCCTCTGTAGCTAAAACTTCTTCCAGCGTTGAAGAAGCGACTGTGTTTGCATCAATTTGTAACAGATTTGCAATAACGTCTTGCGTTTCTTGACTAATGTAAAAATCAAATGCTATAGCATCTGCAGTAGGGAAAACACCACCTTCAATTGCTGTTATGTTTTGTCTAATAGTGTCTACAGCATTTCTAAAACCTTGCATACCCGCTTCATTAAAAAACGCTGGATTTACTCCAGTAACCCTATCTGCGGTAACTGTAGGGAAATTATATGACATTAGATTACCATCAGAATTATATCCAACCGCACCTTGCAATCCAAAACTTTCTCCAACATCAGGATTATCTTGAGAACTGGCAGCAAGTAACCCTTGCCAAGCAGAAAGATGATTAAGCCCGCTTTGAACTGCATTTGTTATCTCTATATAAGTATTTTCTGTCTCTGGATCTGCAAACCCATACAGTATACTCATTTGATCTAATGTCTCAATAGTACCACTTGGGTCAAGACTTGAATGCGGAGAATACCTAGCGTCAAGTAAATGAGTTAAAATTGAAGTTAGTGCTACTTTAGCGTGAGATAAACGCTGATTTAAAATACTTACTTCTGCTGCTGCTGAGGCTGCTGCTCCAGCTGCACCTGCATCTACTCCTTGCATGAATCCTTGTGCATAGCCATCATTGTATATTGCCTCAGTGTCAACAGAAGCTACACCTGCGTTAAAAGCATCTTCGTTATCTGAAGTTATGTCAACCGATGCAGCACCTAAGTTAAAAGCATCTTGGTTGTCTAGTGTAATATCTACAGAAGCAACACCTGCTACAAAACCTTCCTGATATGGTGTTTCTACATCTACGGATGCAACACCATCTGCATATCCTGCTGCAAAACCTTCTTCATAAACAGTTGGGTTATCTGACGTAATATCTACAGAAGCTACACCTGCAGCAAACCCAGCATCATAATTGTCTAGTTGCTGTGCAGCAGCAAGCTCCGTTTCAAGACCAGAAATAATTGAGTTTAAGCTAACGATTTGATCGTTAAGACCTACTATAGTATCAGCATCAGCTAAAGAAGCTGCATTTAAGTTTTCAATCTGCAGTGTAGCAGTAGCCAATTGAGCTGTTAAACTAGCTACTTCTGATTGAGATAAAGATAAGTTCTCTTGTAGGGTAGCTATTGTTTCAGCGTCTGCTAGCCCAGCAGCTTCTAAATTTGCTATAGTCTGTGCATCTAGGGCCGCAGCAACAGCAGCAGCATCCAGTTGACTCTGTAATTCGGATATTGTTTCAGTATCGATTCCAGCTTGTTCTAATAAACCTGTTATTTGATCCTGAGCATCATTTAAGTTTATATTAGCTGTATTTAACTCAGAAGTTAACTCTACAACTTGATCGTTTAGCTGGGTGATAAGTTCATTGTTACTTACGTTAGCCTCAACAAGAGCGTCATAATTGCCTTGTAAAACATTCAAGTCGTTTTGCAAATTATTAAAGTCACCCTGTAATCCTGTAAAATCAGCTTCTAAGCCATCTATATAATCTTTTATGTCTTGAGGAGTGTTTACAGTTGTTCCGTCAATAGCTGGCTGTATAGTGTTAATAAAATCTAAAAGAAAATTAGACTCTAAAAGAGCGACAGCATCTTCAAGGTTGCTTGCTAAAGGAGTGTATATATCGCTGTAGCTTACAACCTCATCAGCATCAAAAACCCCACTACTGTCAGAGTCTAAACCTACTAAATAATCTAATTCGTTAGTACCTGTAAATCCATCATAAAACTCTTCTAAAGAGCTTGGTAGGCTTTCTTTCTTAAATACGTTGTTTCCTGCTGGGGCCTGTAATGTAACTAATGTGTGTAGTACATTATATAACTGCTGCTCTAAAGAGTTTATTGTGGTTGTATCTTGAATTACAGATCCACCTCCAGCTACATCGCCCTGTCCAGATGGTTCCACATAAGTAATAGCAGGCTGATTGTAAACACTAAGTATAAACTCGTCTTTTATCGGGTCATAACCGCCAACAACTTTTACTTTACCTTCAGCTTGTTCTGCATCAGCAAATAACTTCCTAAAGAAAGACTTCATGCCGCTTTCAGAAATAACAGCTATCCCTGTAGAAGGGTTAAACTTATAAACCTCTCTACTACCCTTACTAGCAAAGTAAATGTTAGAACCGATAACGCAAACAGACTCTGGATTATCGTCACACCCATATTCACCAGCGTAGTATCTTTCTGTACCCAAGACCATTGAAGCGGATATAAGAGACTCTTGATTAGAGGCTGTCGTAATTAAGTTTCTGTTTACTGGAACTGAGCTACACCTGCTAGACTGAATGACAAAAATAGAATCCTGCTGGTTTACTAAATAATTTATATTACCATACTCAGCTGGCATATCCTTAAACTGAAGTTTAGCTGGGTTAAATGACGTTAAAGTAAACGTCGATGAAGCTGGATTGTTTTTATCTGAATACGTTATAGAAGCAGATCTTACTACCTCTTGTGCGTTAGGATTGATGATTTTTATTTTTCCTTTACCTGTAACATCAGCATTTCTTACAGTATCATTAAACGCTTCCGTCTCTAAAGAATACGCTTGGAAGTTCGATTCTGAACCGTTTCCACCAGCGCTAATAGTATTTCCAATAAGACTTTCAAATATACCCGCATTAAAGTTAGGCATATTAACAGGAACCTTTCTCCACCATACATCTCCTTCAGTAAGAAGTATTGGAGTTCCTAGGTGGAATGAGCTATCCGCATCAAACACATTTGATGTTTCGTAAAAAACTTGGTTTTCTTCTGCTACTGAGTCTGCTGGATTAAATATTTCGACTATACATCTCTTACCCCAATTGTGAGATTGTGAGTTTATTTGGTTTTCACCAATTCTTATATCTTCAAATGCAAATCCTAATGCGTTAGGGTTGTTTTTTAAGATAACAAAATACCCTTGTTTAGCAGGGTGAGGAGCTTCGTTATCAAAATCAGCAAAATACAAAGGATTGTCTGTACCCCCACCTAAAAACGTTGCGTCTAAAACCTCAAAATCATGCTGCTCGTTAACAAAAGTTCTTCCTGTTACTGGATCTTCATCTTCGTAATAAGATATAACTCTTAATATATCTCCCTCTCTGTAAACATATGGATCACCACCATCACTACCCCTACCTCCAAAAGAGTTTTTATAAGAAATAGGACTACCCAATAAATAATTTAAAGAAACGTATATATTACCATTATCTTCTGACGAATCGTCTGTCGCTATAAATGCAGCATGAGTCGAGTATTGAATAAACCTACTAATAGATGTATTTCCTGTATAAACTATTTGGAATGTTTCTGCGTATGCTGGGGGAAGAGAAGTTAAAAGAATTTGCATATCAACTTTCCCGTAGTTTTGGTTAGGCCTACTGTAATACGGTGGAGATAAAGCTGTCCCTAGCGGGTAAACATCACTGGCTCTACCTCTTGCGTCATAGTAAACAATTCCAAAAGCATGATTTGCTCCGCTTTTAAACGATCTAAAACCTTCATCTAAAGCAAGTTCAGCATAGAACAGATTATTAAAAACACGAGCCGCTGAGTGAGCAAGAAATAGAGAAACTCCATTAAAAGTAAAAACACTTACACCATCTACAATATTTTCACTCGCTGCTTGACCTGTAACAGGTCCACTACCTATAAATGCAATAAAATCAGTACCCCTCCATAAAGGCATACCAAAAGTTCTATTATTCACTATAACTCCAAGAGGGCCTATTCCATTAGCAGGAGATCCCAGCCCAAGATTTGCAGCTTCGTTAAAACCTCCGTTACCTAAATATGCTGAACCTAAATTAGCAACACCTTGTATTTGCGGGGCTGGAGTCAAATTTCCAGATCCACTACCTACAGGTCCTAAGAAAAACTCATCAGTGTCATATCCATTATCAAATGTGTTAACATTGCCTACTACTGAAGGTCCACCACCAATACCACCCTGCCCATCCATAAGGCTATATTCCCTATTAACATCTTCATAGAAGGGGAAATCAGGGCTTTCTGTAAAGTTTAAAAATCCATTCCATAAATTAAAAACTTCACCCTCATCAAAAGCATCTTGAGCGTTATAAGCAGCATTAGATGCAGGTAAATCAGATGCTACTTGTAGAAAAGGTCCTGAAGGTAATGTAGCTTCATTTAAATTACTAGTGGCAGAATTTCCACTAAATACACCCCAAGGGCTATTTGCAAGATATCTTCTTTTACACGTTAATGTTTCTACGTTAGAAATTTTCTTAACATATAATCCTATTCTTCTTCTAAATGTTTCATTGTCACCTTGAACAACTCCAGTACCTTCTCCAGCTACTATACCAGAACCACTAACTGTAAGTTCCCCATTGTACGCTTCGTCTTTGAAAAATCCTAATTCAACGGTAGCTTTATTTAAAATAAACGCTCCAGCAAGTCTTGCAGTTTCACCCGCTAAATGAGCTTGACCGCACATAGTAATAAGTCTTCCGTTTGGAGAACCTTGATTAAAAAGATCCCCATTTGATAACTCTAAGTCATAGCTATAAGTGCTTACAATATCTTGTTCTATAACATCGAAATCGTTTTCTAAAACTACCGTAGTATCTAAGGGATCGCCTGTTATTAAGTGTGTTATGTATTCTATTATACCCTCCCTTGTGTTTAAAGCGTTTGCTCTTATTTTTAAAGATATAGATATTTCACCGCCCTGAACAATTAAAGGATTAGCTGCGCTAGTTCCATAAGTTATCGAAAGATTCCCGTCATTAGCTTCTGTGTCAACTACACCAGAAGTATACCAGTTTTTTAACGACCCTTTGTTTTCAATGCCTGTAGGCATTACAGCAGCGTTTGTAACTGTATCTCCTTCATTAGGGTAAAACCCCCACTTAAATATATTTGTACCCGCATATGTATTGCTATAATCTTCAACTACATCTTCTTCACCAAAATAATCTCCCAACTGAAGATGTTGATGGTAAGAGTCAGTAGAGTCATATATATGCCAGTTCTGATCTGGAGTAAGGCTAAAAGAAAATGTTATTTGATCACCTATAGCTAAACCGCTTTCTGGTAATTCAGAAGGGTCTAAAACAAAAGCAGCGTTTTTATTAAAAGTATCCTCTACAGTTTCTAAACTTTCATAAGCGCCATTGGCTGTTAAGTTAGCGCTTAAGCATGTTGCTGGGTGGATTTTAATTTCGTAGTTTGTAAAGTCAGGAGACCTTTCTCTTGTAACAGGCGTTATAATAGCACTAGCTTGAACATTGTCAAATCCCTCTACGTAGTTACCATAAAATAATCTGTTATCTACAATACTCTGAGCTTCAGATCTTTTCGGTAAATTGTCAAACGCCTTTATTTGGTCGTCATTAGATACTGCGACATTAATTGTGTCGTTTTTAAAGTCAATCTGAAAACCTCCAGTTGGAGGTGGTGATTGTTCTTTTATTTCAAAAAAAGCCCCATCATTACCTCTACGAGCGACAATCTTAACTTTGTCTACTTCTTGAGAAATTTGATCCATAGGAATCGTTACACGACAAACGTTGTGAATGTTTAGATTAGCCGTAGTCAGTGTAGCCTGAGTGATATAAGACGGAGGTACAGCAATCTCAGAAAAAGTAGACATAGCGCTTACATTTGAATCCTTGTAAACAAGCTGATAAGCAAATTGAAAACCATTTACATTTTTAAATTCACTGTAAGGCATTGTAGGGTCTTCTACAAAAGTAAATGTAGGGGGCTTTGTAGGCGTCTTAGGGCAGGCTGTAATGAAGTCTTGAATGTCAAGTGAACCTGAAACATAATTATTTACTAAAGGGTCGTATATAGCCCTTAAAACGTTTAATTTTCTAGGTTCGTTTTTATTGTCTGTAAAAAACAATATAGGAGCGTCTTCATATACCGTATCTCCATATGTCTGTTTTTTCTGTATGTAGGTAATATCACCCTTTACAAAACTTTCTGGGTGAAAGTTAAACTCAGATGTTGTATATACTTTAAATATACTTTCTGGCTGGTGATTAGGTGAAAGATAGTTGGTTGGATCATATGCGTATACTCCGCTTTTATTTACAGACGTACAGTAAACAAAAAAGTATATAACGTCATATTTATTATCTATTATTTTACCAAGAACTACCTTATCTGAAGATTCATCAAAAGCTCCAGAACCGTCACACAAAACGTTACTTTTTACAGGCTTTATAACACCTTCATTTCCTCCATCTTCGCCTCTAACGTCACCCCATATAGAGACGTTAATAGCATCGAACATGTCGTCTTTACCCCTAATCTTCGAGTCTGAAGATTGGTTTAGTTTTCTTGGTACTACTTTATTAATCATTAATACTTAGGTGCTAACTTAAAGTTTTTACGTATAGTCCTTAATGCTTCTGTTTTGCTAAAGTTGCTTAGCCTTGAGTTTGCTTTTCTTCTTTCGTTATAGTATTCTGAGCGAGCTCTTGCTTTCTCATTAGCGGGAACTGTAGATTTTCTTTCACATATTTTGTAATATATATAAGACCTAAGAGCTTCTTCTGCGTACACATGTATTACAGGGTTTGTAGATCTAGCTTCATCAGCTATATACTCAATAACAACCTCTGAAGTCCCTGAATTTGTATCAATTTCAATTCTGTTTTGATCTAAATTAATTCTGTAGTCTCCTACTCTAGCTCCACCGCCAACTCCATATAGCCTACCTAATCCGCCTTGATATAAATAGTTTTCAAAAACGTAATAATCTAAATCACCAGAGTCGCCATCGCTACCTGAAGTGGGAGTTTTGTCATCCTGTCTGTCTAAAATTTCATTAGCCTCTATATTTAAAGGTCCTTCTTCACTATCTGATGTTTCCCCAGTAGCAACACCCGATGCGTCAACCTCATATTTTCTACTGTAGTTTAAATGCTTATTTTCTCCCAGTGTACGTATAATACCATCGCCATCAATAACTCCAATTTTAATTAAATCTACATAGTCATCAGGCAAAGAAACGGTATTATTAGAACTATCTATAGATAGCTTTAAAGATTTAATCCTGCTAGTAACGTCGAAACCAAACTCCCTAATACCTCGTAAAGCAAAGTTTCTTATAGCAGCATCAGAAACATTAGCAGCATAATCATCGCTATCCATAGTAATTTTATAGTCACCTATAAGTTCGTTTAAGGTAACATAATTCATTCCTGATTCTGATACATCTTCAATTGCCATTATTTCTCATTTGTTTCTGCTCCTGCGTAAGCAATTATCATTTCATCTCTTAATCTAATACCGATCATCTTTGCTATTTCTGATATAATTTCACCTTTATAGTGTTCTGGAAGTTCAAAATGTCTACAATTTGGGACATCTGGCACTACAAACCCATCGTTATAGGTTGTGCCAACTGCTAAATTTGGACTAGACGTTGTATCCACATCTCCAAAAATAAAATTACCGACAGCAGATGCGTACTTAGAAGCAGGCTGTCTATAATAAGTCAAAACAATATCTGTAATATCATCTGGAAAAACTTCTATATCTTTTGAAATATAAGCTACAGGGTAGTGTTCAGTAGGAGCAGACAGATTACTTGATAAAATTAAAGGCATTTTATCTGAATCATACACTAGCTCTAAAGTTGTAAAATCAGTAGGAGTGTGAATAGATGCAATTTTAAATAAATCTGTTGGTCTTTTAAAAACGTTTGCATCTGTATAATTCGTTCCAGCAAGCTCTGATTCAAGTTCAACTTCGGTAATAAATCTAGATATATCGTCTTTAACTCCTCTGTATACAGAATCTTTTCCAGAAGCATCTAAATTACGGGCTCTAAGTTGCTTAGCGCCACTTAACTCCCTAAACATTTCTGAAAAAACATTTTGCTGAGCTATTTCAGCAAACGTATTAAATACTGAAGGTGTAACAAATCCTTTTTGGTCTTTGTTACAAAGATCTCTTACGGTATTGTATACTTCTATTACACTGATCATACTACAAATATACAAAAAGAAAAAAGGCTCCTTTCGGAGCCTTTCTGTTATGCTAATTTATCTAATCGCTCTTCTATTAAAGATAGCGTGGACGCCCCTTTTTCTGTTAAACAGAATCGGACCATAGTATCAACAGCATCTTGTCCAACTGGTACAGAAATAATCAACTGATTGGAATCAAACCAATACACTCCGTTAGACTTCATGTTAAGTATTTGATAATCAGCAGCTTGTTGTATAGTAGCTCTACAAGAAACTTGCGGTGAGTCTAAAGACTCTAAGAACTCTTTTGTTTTAGACTTAGCTACTCGTAATAAACTGTATCTAATATCTGAAACTGAAGCGTTAATGTCAATTCCAAAGTATATAGCTATAGGAAGAAGATCGTTAATGTCTCTATCTCTAACTATAGAAATAGCGTCTGTAAGTAAGAACTCTCTTTCTAGCTCGTCTTTTGCATCTTGTTTTTTATCAACCTTTCTAAACGTTGTTCCTCCATTAGCTTTATTTGCTGGATGCACTTCTAAAAAATCTCTAAGATTAGGTTTGTTTTTTGGAACAAAAACTCTACCATCTCTAAAAGCAACAGATTGTTTAAGAGCGTTAGAAGACTGCTCATCTACATAAATAGAAGGCTCATTAGGGCAGTATCTTATTTCTCGTATACTGTCTTTTTCACTATCATAAATAGTTACACCTTTTTGAGGTAACATAAATACTATACCCCCGCCTTTAATAATTTCAAACTCACAGTTGTAAGCTTCTTTTTCCTGCCTTCTAATAGTTCTTTTCTTAGCAGCTGGTTTTGTTTTTGGAGTCTGTTCTTTTGGTGCCTCCATTACCATTGTTTCTTGAACTGCAACAGGTTCTTCAACCTTTTTTGCTGTAGGGCGTTCAGCAGCCCTTCTAGTTTTTGTTTTTTCCATAATATTATATTAAATTAATTACTTGTTTTGTATAAATTAAAAAGATCCTTCGCGAGCTTTGAAGCTTTTGATGGTCCTATATCTCTTTCTATAACTCCAAATCGAGCCAGATGACCTTGAAATTTACCAGCTCCTCCTGAAGTGTTGTCTTTTACTGTTCCTAGCACCTGTATAAGTAAGTCCCCGTCAGTTCTAAAAGCGTCAGTTAGCTCAAAACTTTTACCTCCTTTCCCCTCAAGAAAACCTATAATAGATCCTGTTCTATTATGCAAGTACATATTATTATCCACATCCCTTCTAATAATAAATACTTCTGCGTTTGACTTCGTAGTATCATTACCTAAAATTTGATATTCTGGGAATTGTCCATATTCAGTACCGTTGTCAGTGTTGTCAGTCATAGTTGTTGCTACAGCTCCCGTTCTTCCATTATGTCTAATAGAAAATGAATTATTTAACTTTCTTACATTGCTTTCTGTTAAATCGTTACCTTCTGGAAACTTTCCACCAAACCCAACACATTCGCCCGCATCATCCCCATAAAGAGCCATTATGTGAGTAGCTGTGCCTATTACACAGTATACGGTGTAGTCATGTTTAATTCTTATATCTGGAATGTCAAAGTACTCCCCAAGGTTAAAGAGCACTGACTTTGTGTTTATATCGCTTGTAGCTGCGCTAGCTTCTGCTGAAGGGTCTGCTACATTCACAGTAATATTATAAGTAGGTCCACCTGTCCCAGCATTTACCCAAGACGTAACTTCATCTCCGTCTGCATACCCAGCTAACCCTTCATGGTTGTATTCTACTAAAGGTAAATTCCCATCTCCAAAATGTATTGATGCTATTGTATTTTGGTAGACTTCAGAATCGCTTCCTTGACTTAGCATACCAGTGGTCATTTTTACAGGTATGTCAAATATTTTAGACTTAATACTTTCTGCAGAATCTACTAAAGCTGAAGAAAATGTAGATTTGTTTTCTACTACATCAAACTTCATAACACCGCTTTTAGAATCAGAGGAAATAAAACCTATAATATTTTCTATTAACCTTATTTCTTCACCCTTCTTACAAGAAACTGTTACGTTTGTTTTTCTCATTGCTTCACCTTCAAAAAATCCGCTACCTTCATACAAAGAAGCGTCATTAAAGGTGATGTTTACAGCACCAGTTAAAGCGGTCATAAAAGATAGGTGATCACTAGGTACAGCCAATAGGCTTAAACCTGCTCCTGAATCAGAAGAAGTAGAGCTACTTGGATTTAAGGGCTCTCTGTTAAACAGGAAGAATTTTTTCATTTTACTAAAATACGTACAAATATACAAAGAAATAAAAAAGGGGCCGAAGCCCCTTTCTTGTAGTAAGTTATATACTATTACTCAGTACCGTAAAGCTCAATTAAAAGCTTACCAGCATCGTAATCAGCATCAGTGGTATCACCAGCAACTAAGTATAAGTACTCATTAGCAGCTGGGAAAGCTGTTAAAGACTTAAATGCGTTAGCAGCATGGTCTCCAGCATCTATAAGCTTAGTTTCAGTTAAAGTGCTAATTGCTGTATCTTCAGCTCCTGTTCCTTCTGTAGCAGAGTAAAGATCAATATCTGGATCCCCTGCATTAGGAGTCTCAAGACAGGTTATTGTGCCAGCAAAAATAGTTCCGTTTGCAGCAGCTGTTATTTGACCTATATGACAAGGATTAGAAGTTCCATCATTACCAATTATGTCATCACCAGCAGTAGACCTTAATCCAGTAAGGTCGATGTAAATAGAAGTTTTAATGATGTTACCATTCTTCTCAATGAAACTATGGTAGACTTCACCTGTTGCTTCTGTAATACCAACACCAGCAGTAAGCCCGTTATTGTTAGCACCAGAATCATCTACAGATACAGCGGTAATAGAAGAATTAATGTAGTCGCTATTGACAGAATCTGCAATAACAACAAATTGGTCTTTACTGAAAGCAAGAGCCTCTGAAATAGATTTCATTACAGCTTTTTCAGTTCCAGTGTCAACAGTTAAGTCAACTTTAGTAAAAGAGCTAGATGTTCCAAGAACGTGTTCAAATGTTAATTGTACGCTAGTGTCATCTAACTGGTCGATAGCTAAAAGCCTTTCGACAGGGAAGGTCATCGCATTATGCGAGCCACCATCAAAGTATAAATATTTTGCAGCCATTTTTTAAAAGTTTATATAGTAAAACAAATCATATATCAATGCAAATATACGACAAATAAAAAAGGGGCCAAAGCCCCTTTCTTTTAGCATATTGTAATTATTATCTAACGATATTAATAGATGTTATGCCCGTAATATTAGCGTCTAAGAACTCAGAGTTCTCAACATCTGCAACACTAATAAATGGATCTTTACCAAAGTTAATAGCTTCAGTAATTGCTCTACAAACAGCTTTAATGCTCCCAGATGCAATAACCAAATCAACATTATCGAAATCCTCATTGTCGGTAGCACCGCCAGTGATTTCTTCAAACAATCTGTCAAAAGTCAGAGTTAAAGAAACAGCGTCAGCTGCTGTAATAACAAACCCTCTAAATTTAGAGACTGGCATACACAGAACATCATCAACTGCATCGTTACCACCGCCTTTTGAAAAGTATAAATATTTTTCCATATTTTCTATTATTATATGTTAATATTATCCTTTAATAAGGACGTGTTGGTTAGCAGCACGAGTTACAAGACAGCACTCAGAACGGTAGTGGAACGTAGCAACGTCTTTACCAGCATCTCCGTTATTGTTGTGTCCTAGAACTCCTCCACCAGTTACCCAGTGCTCCATTTCACGAGAGTATCCATTAGCTTCTTTGTGGTACATAGTTAAAGCAGGAGCTTTAATTCCTGTACGAGCGTCAGCTACTTGAGTCATTGGAACCATTGCTCCTTGTAAGTAATTAGACGCACCCAAAAGAGTAGGATCGTTTAGAAGCTTCCAGTCATGCTTGTGGAATGTATACCCACCACGAGTAAACGACTTAAATCCAAGCTTAACAGCCATGTCAGCATCGTTGTTAAACGCACCGAACTGTCCAGCTAGACCAGCAGTTACACCTGTAGAAATACCTGAAGCAAGCATATCATCGATAGCTAAGTCTTGCTTTCTGTTTACGTACATAGCGTACTCAGAAGTAGCACCGTTCTTATCAAGCTCAAGGATGATATCATCAAACTCAGCAAAAGAATCTAGTGGGTTAGCGTTAGCGTTAGAAACCACGATACCTCTTGACTCAACAGCAGATACATAACCTTCAGAACCAAGACCACTGTCTTGGTCTACGTTGTATGCTGCAGAAGCTCCAGCTCCATCAGCACCAGCCCTTGTTTCAGAAAAAAGCATCATCATTTCACGACGATCTTCAAAACGCTTACGAGCCTCTTGCTCACCGTACATAAACCAGCGGTACTCACCGTTTCCGATGTTTACCCAACCGATGTTAGTAGCTTGTGAACCGTTAACTTGGTAACGATCTTTAACGATCATAAATGGATTGTTACGTCTTACAACGTCAGTGTCCATAAAATGAGCTGGTTGATCAGTTCCTTGACCGTACAAGTTACCGAGAACAACAAAAGCATCAGTAGCAGCAGCATCGTAATTGTCAACAGCATTAGTGTCTCCGTCAAGAGCTTCTGCAGTTACTGTTGTAGCTCCTGAAGCTGTAGGAGTTGATACGCCAACAGCTGTAACAAAGTACCTACGCCCATCAGCAGTGTCCATAATGACATCATTAGCACCAACAGGGTGGCCGTTTGTAGTGTCAGCAGGAATGTTAATAGTTAAGGTGTCACCTGAAGCAGTTGTCCCGTCAGAAGTTACGTCAAAAGTTCTGTGACGACGACCAACTTCAAAGTAGTCGATCTGATCCGAACTACCTCCAGATTGAACAGCACCTGTTAATTTTAGGAATCCAGTAATTCCTTGATCACCGTAAGTTTCAACAAGCTCAGGCATAACAAAGTCTTTGTTATGGTCAAGCAATGTACCTACAGTTGTATATGTTTCTGGCGTTAATCGCAAGTGAGCTGGTTTCGCATCCACTCCACTTGCCGCCGCAGCAGTAGTAGCCATATTTTCTTAGTTTTTAAATTTTAAAAGTAAGTTTAGAGGAGTTTCCTCTAAGTATGTTTTTCACCTGATCAGCCAACGGATTTTCATTTTGAGGTGTTGGCTGTGGTGTACTCGATGATATGTTTGCCGCCTTATTCACAATGCCTCTTTGACCATCACTCATGCCCTGTCTGTAAGCAGACGAAACAATTTTGTCGATATTGTCAACTACAGCCCTGTGAGAGGACAGCTTATCATAATCCCAACTTCCGTCTTGACGGACGTAAGAATCAAAATAATTATCAAGATTCGAGTTTTTCTCGATAATTTGTGACTTGTAGTTATCATCCAATCCAAAAGTAAAAGTTTTATCGCCTCCTAGGTCAAATTCAAGACCTGTCATAGCGTCAACTTCTCTAGACATTTCAGATACCCACTCGTCATTTATTGGGCTTTCAATTACAGAATCTGTCTGCTCTGGGGCTTGATAAGAACTTCTCAGTCCTTCTATAGTTTCTTTAGCCTTTTGAGCATCAATTTTTAATTGAAGCTGAGATAGCTTAATTTCATCTTCCGTATTAACGTCAGGATTAAGCTTGTATTTACTCCCTATTAAAAGATCTAATTCATCTCGATTTAAGTCAGGGTATTCAGAAGCCATGTTTACTCGTATTGCAGTCATGTCATCCATCTCAGATGTATCGAGCTGCTGGTAAGCAAACCAGTCTTTTGGAGCCCTGCCCGTATCTTCAACGAATCTAGCAATAGCTTCGATCCTTTCATCAAGAGCAGTCTGTTGAGGCTCTGATAACGCATCAAGAGAAGAAATGTCTCTACCTAGCCTCTCGCTTAAGTAATTAAAGACAGCACCCTCTACTTCATCATCAGAATACTCAATAGTATTTTGTTGTGGTGCAACAGTTTCCTGTTGAATATTTTGTTGTGGAGTCTGTTCTACTGGCTCTGAAGTAGTTTCTACTTGTGGCTCAGGTTGAATACTCTCCTGAACAGGTTGAGACTCCTGTTGGGGAGCCTCTTCTGTTGTTGTTTCTGTTTGTTGCGGTTCTGCAGTCATTGATGCAGAAAGCGCTTCTGGAGAATCGAATACCTCGAAACCTCCAATACTTTCTTTATTTTCCATTATATTTTAATTATTAATATTCTATTTAGTATTCGAAGTAAAACACAAAGTCTAACTCATCTGCTGCCATAGCTGCAAATGTACTATCTGTAGCGTGTATAATACCGCTTACATATATTTTACCTCCAGTCTCTACACTACTTAAAACAGGACCATAAACATCTACCGCATCATCAGTTCCGTCGGTTGTAGGGTCAGCATCGTTGTATATAACAAACGGTCTAAAAGTAGGTGCATTATCTATATCAGAAAAACCTAGTGAGCTATATGCAGAATCAGCTACATTAATAACACCTTGAAATTGATTGGTTCTAAGATTTGCCTTACTGATATCAGCAGAAGCATTTACAGCACCAAATGCATTCTCATTTCTACCAAAAAAGAATAAAGAAACTTTTTCAGCATTAAGCTTATTGGTTTGGTCAATCATCCATCCACCTATAAGTTTAGCTCCTCTAGCAGGAAGCGTTATTTCTTCGTTAAAAAGAACATCACCATCAGCGTATGCATCTGTGCTTAAAGTGGGAGTTAATGTTACTGTCTTAAATGCCATAGTTTTTTATTTATTAGCTACCTCCGTATTGGTTAGCTGAGTTATCATTTCCAAATACTGCGTACTCAATCATAGTATCTACTATCGTACCGTATACTTCATACTTTTTTGCTGGATTAAGCGGGATAAATGCAAATTCACCACCACCTATTTTGGCAACTTCTCCAGTGTCAGTATCGTTATGAATGTATATGTATTTCTCTAACTCTAACTCTAAGTTTTTTATATATAAATAAGCCCTATCGCTGCATTGATTAGCGACGTAAACACACAAATCATTAGTGTCAGCTGCAGTGCCTTTTACTTTAGCTCTAATAATATTACCGCTATCTACGGTTATATTTTTCTGCAACGATAGACCAAGATTAGTGCTTAGTACATCAAGAGAATTTATATTTAAACCAACTGTAAGTGTAGCCATTATTCATCAATAAATAAAGCGTACTCTATAGTCATTGCTGTACTAACGCTCGCAGCAATCTTAATGTCGTTAGTGTCTGCGTTAGCCTCCCAAGGGAAGAAAGCCCAATCACCTGAATAAAGTTTACCCATTTGCTCAGAGTTGATTTCTATTGTAAAGTACTCTGTAGCTGTTGTGCTTGTGTTTCTTAAGTATACTTTATGAGAGCCATTTGCATAAGCGTCCCCATCGAATAAAGTTAGCTGAGCTGTAGATGTTCTAGTTTTTCTACCCACACCTGTGAATTGAGTTAAACCAGTAACTGTTCCAGCTTTCGTTAGTGTTGCCGTTGTAGACAACGATAGAGCGTCACCTGTTAGGTCAGAGCTCGAAAGTGTTAATGTTGCAGTAGTTGTTGCCATTTTTGTAGATATTTATATGCAAATATAGTGATTATTTCTTTTTGCTTTTTCCAGATCTAATCTTAGCCGCTTCTTTTTTACCAAAGGCGCTTTTTACACGAGCCATAGCCCAAGCATGCTGAGAAACTTTTGGTCTATTGCCAGAACTCATGTAAGCAGCGAGACCTCTTTTGTATACTTGTTTTTCAGCAGCATCAAGTCCAGCCATACCACCCTTTTTAAACATCTTTACTTTACCCCCTCCTTTAAATACGCCTCTTCCTTTTAAAACGTCTGCACGGGTAACTTTACCGTCTCCAGTAAGATCTGGGAACTTTCCTCCCTTTTTGTATTCGGTTTTTTTCTTTTTTATTTTCATAGCGAGTCTCTTTCTTTCATTAAAGCATCTAAGTTTTTTGGGTATGGTTTACCTTTTTTATATATAGCAGCAATTTTACGAATAAGCTCAGCTCTTCGTTTAGGGTTTTTACTACCTTTAAGATATTTCTTATTTATCTTCATTACTTTTTAGAATGTGAAGCTGTCTTAAATGTAGCTTTTGCTACTGCACCTGCATGCGGTTTGTAATCCCCAGCCATTAAGTAATAACGTCCCGCTTCTTCCATCCAGTGATAACCTTTTGGTGGGTCTACAGAAACTTTTTTATTAGAGATTTTTAACTTACCTCCTTTTTTATACTTTTTTATTTTCATCACCACTTTACTTTATTAGCCCAGTAAGCTGCACTCATTTTACCCTTAGCTATGTTTTTAGCATGCCTAGCTTTAAATGATTTACGCCTAGCTTTAGACCTTGCGTCTTTTTTCTTACCAGCAGTAGTTACACCCTGCTGTCCAAAACGTATTAGCTTTATCTTATCCCCTACCTTAGCTACAACAACATGTGACTTTGTAGGATGGCTAGGAGTACGTTTTGCTTTGTTGTAGCCGCTTACTCCTGCTCTCGTTAGTCTGGGATCTTTCTTTTTAGCCATCAGAAATCACTCATTATAATTTCATCGACAGCTTCTTGCACTTCATCTTGAGTCGCTTCTAACTGCATCATGATGTTTGCTTGAAATCTTTCTACTTCCTCTCCATCGTTAAATACAATAACTGTTGGGACCACTACAATCTTATGTTCTTTTTGTAACGCTGGTTCAGCTGCTATATCTACACGACGACCTTTACAATCGCTGAGTTCATCAATCCAGTCCACACTGTTTACTGCATTAAAGCTAGCATTAAACTCAACGACACACACCCCTGAATCTGGTATATCCATACTAAGAGATGTGATTGCAAACAAACATATGTAGATTAAATTCTTCACTGTAGCTTATCTATTTTTTCTTCGATGCGGTCTAAATCTTCTTTGAGCTCTGATACATCTTCTTGTGTAGTCATGATTGTTTGACGAACTAACTGATCCTTCATATCAAACTCCATACGTGTAATCTCTGGATCTGCTGGTTCTGGTAATTCTTTAGCTAGAGCAATATCAGCTTGTAGCGTAAACCACATCCCAATGAGAGCTGCTAGCCCTGCTACACCCAACCCTATCGTCTTTAGGTCAAAGGTTACTTTAGTATCTTCTCCAATTTGCTTTGCCATTTTACTGTTTTCTAAATATATATTCTTTAGTTTTTTCGTCTTGGAATAATTTATATTGTGGAGCTCCTTTTGTGTTACGACCTGAAGTAAAACCCTGTGACCTTAAGTACTTATCAAGTTTTTTATCTGCAGCTTCACGAGATACACCTCTTATAGAATGCTTAGAAGGTGTCTTACCCCCAATATTATATTTTTTTTTCTTTCTTACCTTCATAGTATTACATAGTTTAGCCCAACAGAGAAATCGTGCCATTCTCGATTCCAATACTTATTGTATTTACCCTCTAAGAATACACCAAGACTCTTGTTTAATCTCCACCCAAAGATAAGGCCTAATCCGTAATCCGTCCATTGCTCGTCTTCAGTGGTCTCAAAGAAAGAAAATTCGTTATCTGTTTTTAAATGATATGGCATAACACTAGCCCAGCTATGAACCCAAAAGTCTTTGCTGTACTTGTAATAATCATAACCTAAAACGACAGAATAATTCCAAACATTAGGCAGTTCACTTCTTTTTGTAGCTACATAATCATTAATAACTTGAGGTATAATAACCTGCTCCCACACATCAACGCTATTAGCTACAAGAGTACCGTCTGGCGCAAAGTACTCTCCCGCCTGTACGTCAACTGTATAACCTTCTTGTATAGCTAAGCTTGTATAATGTATATTGTTATTTGATAACACCCACTCTTCTAGAGGGTCGTACCCGTAAGGCTCTGATATACGTTGAGCTACACCAATGTTAAAACTAAGACGATCATTTGCATGAAGTCTAAACCTCTGAGAACCCTCAAAGTATTGTACATCTGCAAAACCATCTTGAAGGTATTCAACCTTAGCTATCCAGTTTTTTGCTACATAACGCAGGAAGTAATCTTGATCAAGAAAATTTCTACCCTGCTGCCTACGCCAGTCAGCCTCAAATAAAAACTCAAATCCTTTTACTTTACCGATGTTTGCTGCATCGCTGTAAGATTTTTCCGTACCGTCATAAAACACATTAGCCCTGTTCTCGTACCCAAACCTAGCAATCTTACGGACACCAGCTGTAATAGAGTAATCGAATGGGGTTTTAACAACATCAGTCTGCAAGCCGTTTGTTACGGAGTAGATATTATCGTCAGCTACAGAGTTACCACCGCTAAAAGCAGTGTAGAATGTAGCATACTTAAATGTCTTTTTTAGAGTCTGTCCTTTTGCGTCAAGAGTGCTGCCTAATATAAAGGCTACAATCATGATCAAAGCATAGACAAATACAGTTAAATCTTTTTTGTGTGTCATTAGAATTCAAATCCAAAATTTAAGATCATAAGTCTAAATTTATTACAATGTCCTTTTGTCTTACAAGAAGGGCAAGGACAGAATGAAATCTCAAACACAGTAACTGTACCTATTCTTAGGTTGATCTCATACTTTTCTTTTTTGTTTCCAGCATTCCAGCTGTTTATCCAATTTATTTTCATCATGCTAAAATTATGCGGTTATAAAAATCTAAATCTATTTCTTTAATAGGATTAATAAAATTTACACGACAGTACCTATTAATTTCCTGTCTTTTAGTTTTGCTGTTTGTTACACAGACATTTGCAGCTTGATATTCTGCATTTTTTGTTAAAAGCTTATCAATACGCTTTTTTGTTGTTTTGTTTGTTCTGTAACTCATGATTTAATTATTTTTTTAATTATAGTTCTTCCGTTATATTGAATAACAACCTGATACACGCTATTAGAGAGCTCTGAAATGTCTATAACTTTGTCTATGGTCCCCTCTATTACGACTTGTCCAAATGCGTTGTATACGCTTGTAATGGCCCCAGATGGAGCTTGTATGTTTAGTAAGTCGTTTGTTGGGTTAGGGTATACACTGTATACATCATGTATATCGTATACACCTTGTGGCCACCCTT